TTTAAAGGTGGTCCCTGACATCTGGCGTCAATCTGAATAGATTAACGGCGCAGATTTACAACCAATAATAAACAAAATCAAATATGAAAACTAAAAGAAAAACATCAAATTTTTCCTCTAGTCTTCTATATAAGAAATTGCTTATCGATGGTAGTAAATTGATTGCCCTTGAAAATGAAAATTTTCAAGCTATCATGATGAGTCAATTCTGGAAAATAACAGAATTGATTATTCATCGTGATAAGAAGGTTACCAATAAATTACGAGTATTTTTCCGATTCACATCCTACCTTGTTACTCTGAATAAGTACCATGGTAGTTTGTTTGTCGTAAAATATCTTAAAGCTTCTCTCTTATCTATTCAACGGTTAATAGCAGGTAGTCCGGTATCATCTCTTAGAGAGATTGAACCTGACTTACCACTCCCTCGGTTGGCAAACGGACTTCCGGCATGAATTGGATCTAGAGATAGACGAGCCATAAGGGCTGGTTCTAAATCTGTGATTCAATTCTACCTTAGTATGTTTGCTTTATTTCGTGTGATAGAAGCGCCTTGTAAGGCGAAGCTATCTACGATAACCGGAGAGTTTACTGGTCACTTAAATTTTCTTGAAGAGTCGTTGGGGTTCTTTTCCCGTTTCGGGAAAGACCTTATTAAAGGTTCTTCAAAGTTATTTATGAGACCAGCAGAGCTATTATTCTTAGAAACTTCTTCTCCTTCTAATACTATTTCTTGAAAATCCTGAGGTCTAGATGCTAAGATTATTCGTCTTAACTCTGGACTCTGGAGTGCCTTCAACAAGTGACTCGAGTTGACTGATAATCAGTCTCTTCGTGCCGTCTTGAAGAACAGCATCTCTAGAGGTTTTCAAGCTAGTTCTAAGGTCCCTAGGGATCCAGATTTAGTTGGTTATCTCACGAATGGACAAGTCACTTTAACAGTGAACGAGTTCAACCGTGGATATTCTTCTACATTTGATGATATCATTGATAGCAACGGTTTGTGGAAGTTTCCTTCTTGTGAGGAAGCTAAATACTGAACCTTCTATTGAGATTATCCTAAAGAACTACGCCTTTTCAAGAAGTGAAAACCATATTTTGGTGAATCACCTCTTGGAAGACTAGCATTTAAAGAAGAAGCTGCAGGAAAATTAAGAATTTTTGCCATGGTTGATGTATGGACTCAGTCCATATTTAAACCTTTGCATGATTCTTTATTTAAGATCCTAAAGAACATTCCTAATGATGCCACCTTTGACCAAGATGCTGCTTTCGAGAGAGCAGTATCTAAAGCCAAAGTTAGTGGTCACTCATATGGATATGATCTAGCTCAGCTACAGATAGATTACCTATTGATCTCCAAGAAGCAATTCTTAGGGGTCTTATAGGAAATCATCTGGCTGCGCTTTGGCGTGTTATACTGACCGAAAGAAGTTATTCTATACCTGAGGATAATCCTTATGGAATAGAAGAAACTTCTGTTCGGTACAGAGTTGGACAGCCAATGGGAGCCTTATCTTCTTGAGCGATGCTTGCTATTTGTCACCATGCTATTGTTCAATATGCCTTCCATTTGATTGGAGGACAAGGTTGAACTACGGACTATGAGGTGCTTGGAGATGACATTGTCATCTTCAGTACTCCCTTAGCTCGTAAGTATGTAGAGTTGATGACCCTTTTTGGGGTCGAACTCAATATGGCAAAGAGTGTTGTATCTCACAAGAAGATTCCTACAGTTGAGTTTGCTAAGAGAACTTCTTTTAATGGTCAAGATGTTTCACCTATCTCTCTTAAAATGTTTCTTTCACAAGATTCATTTGCAGGGAGAATCGCTATTTTTGATTGATGTCGGAGAAGATTTGATAAACATTTTATCTTTTCTAATCTGAAAACAATCTTCAAAACAGTTAGGTGAGATGATCGGCCTCTCAAGAGTAATTTAATTATTCTTGGAGTCTTCTCAACTCTTGTCCGTAAAAAGGAAGTACCGTTTGTTTGAATGATTAGAAATTGAACACAGACAATGGCCACACTGCTACGAGGAAAAGGAAAGAAAATTTCCGTTTCTCTAGCTTTAGGTTGATATCATCAAGTCCTTAAAAAGGTCTTTTGAAAAAAACCTTTAGATGCAGTTAGGCCAAAAGCCTTGTTCTCTTCTGAGAATTCACGAACTTGGTATCGAGTACTTGTACTTGACCAAATCTATCGTCATAGCAAGTTTGCTTTAACTATAGATATTGACCTAGTTGTTAACAAGATCTTATTAACCTCTAAATTACTTACATGAATAGAATGTGCTGGATATCTCCTTCTTAGAAGAAGAATCCGCCCAACTGTTTATATTCGTAATAGAGTTCAAAAAGATCTTGACAAGTTAACCGAAATCTTCTACGATAATAGTTTATTAACATTAGATGTTGATGAATTATTAACCGTTTTAGAAAAGGTTATGACAATGAAGTCAATCTTCGATATAAGTGAGAAGTTAGCTCCCAAGAAGAAAGGGGTTGTAGATAATCTTCGTTTACTCCAGATTTTTGATAAACTCTTAAATTCTGGGTTCAAGAAGAAAATCTCTCACCAACGACGTTTTGAGATTCTCAGTCAATTTGTTCAACCTTACATTAAGGTTGATCTTAATGATCGAGAGCTCATAACTCCACATTTCAATTTTATAAGAGACTATTTACCTTTTGATCAAACTGTTTGAATACAGAATTTGATCCTTCGGAAAATTGCCTCTAACAAATTGGAACTGGCGTCGGTAGCCTTTACTAAACTTGTGAGACGTAAAATGCCCTGGGAAGGCTGACTTAGTCAGTATCCCGAGTGATATTGGTAACAGGTAGTTACTTTATAACTCTTGGTTCGCTATTTTAGTATAGAAGTATTGAAGAAAAGGAACATCTAGAAGATGCTACTTGCCTGACACTGAAATTGTGTATGGGCCCTTCCGAGGAAAGACCTTTAACAAAAGGCCAGTCTTCAATATGATCTATGGGACGCAACTTGAACTCTATCTTCGTCTCCAGGCAATTCCCTGTCTATTCGGGTGTGTTTAACTTTTAGTTAAATACCAGACTCGACATGATATACTCCGGAGGAGAGGTAGATGGTTGGGTAGTTGTTTATTAGTACCAAACTTAAGAAATTTAAGATATGGTGACATATAAGTACTAACCCCTCAAGTAGGTCATACTAATGTAGCGCACAATACGGATCTCTAGAATGTGTAAAAAGCAGGAGTGAG